ATTGATGTTCGTTGCTACCCGCTTGCTCGAGACCGAGTTGCGCGTTGGTACTAACGACAATGACATCAACGCATTGAAGAACAACGGTTCTATTCCTGATGGCTACTGCGTTAACCACTTCTTGACAGACACCAATGCTTGGTTCCTGTTGACTGACGTGCCTAACGGCTTGAAGCACTTCGTCCGTACTCCTATGAGCACTGGAATGGACGGGGATTTTGACACCGGCAACGTGAGATACAAAGCTCGCGAGCGTTATAGCTTCGGCGTTTCTGATCCACTCGGTATTTTTGGCTCTCCCGGAGCCTAATCCATCTGGATTTGATAAGGGGCTTCGGCCCCTTTTCTTTTGTGGTACAATTACCGGTATCGTAACAAAAGGACCGTAAAATGGATACCACAAACCTACCCGCAACCCGAGAAGAAGCTAAGAAAACCGGCAGTAAGTATTATTTCACTGGACAACCCTGCAAACACGGGCACATTGCGGCACGCAAAACCAAGGGGTCCTGCGTCGAGTGCTTGCAAGTCGAATGGGCAAAAGGCAATGTTGAGCGCGCAGAATATTTCAAACAGTACAACCAATCCGATGCCGGGCAAAAAGCTAAACGTGATTACTACGGGCGTAATAAAGAAACCGTTATTGCTCGCGCGCAAGGACGCCCGGATGTTGCCAAAAACCAATATAAACAAAAATACAAGGAAGCCAATCCAGAGTTGTACCGAGAGCTTGTTAGCTTACGCCGTCGTCGCTTTCGTCAAGCCACACCTAAGTGGTTGAGCGCCGAACAAAAAATGGAGATACGTTTGAAGTACCGGCTTGCAATTGAGCTTAGTCGAGCAACCGGCATTCGTCATGCGGTGGATCACGAAATCCCATTGCAAGGTGAAGATGTGTGCGGCTTGCACGTGCCATGGAACCTACGTGTCATTACGCAAGAAGAAAATTTAAAGAAGTCCAACAAACTTGTTGCACCACAAGAATCGTCATGATATATTGCAAATACCCCGGGGTTCCCGGTGCATCAAACTGACCCGGCAGACGACATACCGATTGATGCGCTGATCTTGTATGTAAGGACAATTTATCATGGCATTATCAACCACCCAAAGTATCTGGCGTTCTGGTGGCGGCGATCAAACTCGTACCGCTTATTGTGGCTCCGGCTTAATGGCCGCCCAGTTTTACATTTCCGGCGCTTCTGCTGCTGGTACATCCGCTAAAATTTCTTCAGCCACTGGCGCTCCCGCAGTTGTTTTGCCTGCTGGTGCTATCGTTGTTGAGATCCAAGCTGTTTGCGCTGCCACTGGCGGTACAACTCCCACCTTTGACATGGGCTTCACTTTGTACGGTACTTCTACTGCTACAAACACAGGCTTGGTGTCTGCTGCTGTTGCTACCACAGGCAAGTTAGTAATCAATATGGCTTCAGCTACTGCTGGCGCTAACATGGGCACAACCATGTCTGCAACTAAACTGGTGACTATCACTGGTGGCGGTACTTCTGGCGATGCTCCTACCGGTGGTTCTATCACTGGTACGATTCTGTACTTCGTTGCTGACCCATTGCTTGGCCAACAAAACGATTAATTGATCTAGGGGGCTTCGGCCCCCGTTTTAAAGGAGATTAATTATGGGTATGCAAACCGACGTTAAAGCAGTGCACGTTGAAGCTACAGGCACTATGGTGTCTGGACGCAACAGACTTAAAGGATACCATTGCATTTCTGGTGGTACAGCTGGAGATGTTATCTTCCGTAATGGCGGCGCAAGCGGTACTGTATTGTTGCAGTTTAATATTGGAACTGGAACGCAGCCAATTACCATGCCTATTCCCGGCGAAGGTATTTTGTTTGCAACTAGCATCCATGTGACATTACCTGCAACCGCAAAAATTACGGCGTTCTATGGCTGAAGCAAAACAAGCAGTTCTGGCTGGGCGTAAGCTATTCATAGCTATCCCAGCGTATGACGGTAAGATCAATATCAAACTCGCGTACAACATTGCGGCGTTAATGCCCAAGGCTATGCAGTTTGGTGTTGCCGTCAATATGGGCGATGTATCTGGGTGCTCAATCATCACTATGGCTAGAAACCAATTGGTGCATGAGTTCCTCAAATCCGATGCTACAGAGCTGCTGTTTATTGATTCCGATGTGATTGCTACGGCAGATGACATCTTGCGTTTAATGGCGCAGAGTGGGGGCAAAGACATTACCGCTGGTATGTACCCACGCAGATCCAAGGATCGTAACTTTTTTGCCGATCTGTACTTTGATGAAAACCAAGACCTTGAGTTTGATGGCTCACTGATGCGTTTAAAGCGCGTTGGTACGGGTTTTATGCTGATACAGCGCCATGTCCTAGAGACGATGGTTGTTGCGCATCCTGAGTGGTTCTACGACTTCAAGGGTGAAGATATTTGCAGCGTATTTGATTTTGAAATTAAAGATGGTCACTACCTTGGTGAAGACTATCTGTTCTGTGACCGCGCTGCGGAGCACGGGTTTAAGATCTATGCAGACGTAGACATCAGTCTTCCACACGTTGGCACAGATACATTTGAAAATAACTTCAGAGAAGAGGTCGTAATGCCTTTACTTGAAGCTATCCGTAAGACCAAACTGAAAGTAGCAAATGGCTAAGACACCAGCATGGCAGAGGAAAGAAGGCAAATCGGAGAAGGGCGGCTTGAACGCCAAGGGACGGGCCTCGTACAACAAAGCAAATCCCGGCAAGCCGGGCTTGAAGGCTCCGCAACCCGAGGGCGGCAAACGCCGCGACTCTTTCTGCGCCCGGATGGAAGGCATGAAGAAAAAGCTGACCAGCGCGAAGACGGCCAAAGATCCTGACTCTCGTATTAACAAAAGCCTGCGGGCATGGAACTGCTGATATGAGCGAGTCACACGAAACTGCTAAAAATATTGTCGACGCTTTGTCGATAATGACCGTCGTAGGAACCTTAGTTGAGATGTTGCCGTCTGTAGCCGCCATATTTACAATTGTGTGGACCGGCATCCGCATCTGGGAAACTGAGACTATTAGAAATTTGTTTGGTAGGAAAGGTAAACCCGATGCCGAGTAGTTCCAAAAAACAACACAATTTCATGGCGGCGGTGGCTAACAACCCAGCGTTTGCTAAGAAAGTAGGCGTCCCACAGTCCGTGGGCAAAGACTTTAATCAAGCGGACAAGGGCCGCAAATTTTCTAAAGGTGGCGATATGAAACACGAAGACGTGAAAATGGACAAGAAAATGATGCAGAAGGCCGTGAACAAACACGAAGGCCGTTTGCACAAAGGTCAGCCTATGACCAAGTTGGCTAAAGGCGGCATGGCTCCATCAAAGATGGGCGCGGTGAAGACTGGTAAGACACCTGATGGTATTGCTCAAAAAGGCAAGACTAAGGGCACAATGGTTGCCATGCGTAACGGCGGAAAGTGCTAAATTATGATGGCCAGCCGTGGGATGGGGGATATAGCCCCCAGTAAAATGCCCAAAGGCAAGCGTACAGCTCGCCGTGACGACACTGATTTCACGCAATATGCGGAAGGCGGCAAAGTCAACGCTGCTGGTAACTACACCAAACCCGGTCTTCGCAAGAAGATTGTGTCTCAAGTAAAAGCCGCAGCAACCCACGGTACTGGCGCAGGCCAATGGTCGGCCCGTAAAGCGCAGCTTGTTGCTAAGAAGTACAAGGAAGCCGGTGGAGGGTACAGAGATTGAAAGCTCCTCAGAAATCGCTCAAAGACTGGGGCGACCAGAAGTGGCGCACTAAGTCTGGTAAACCGTCAAGCAAGACGGGTGAGCGATATTTGCCTGAAGCAGCAATTAAATCTTTGTCCCCTCAAGAGTATGCGGCTACGACTAAAGCCAAACGTGCTGGTAAAGCCGCTGGCAAACAGTTTGTAGCCCAACCCAAAAAGATTGCAAAGAAAACGGCAGGATTTAGATGACCACAACTGGCTCAACCCTATTTAACATGGACTTCACGGAGATTGCCGAGGAAGCGTGGGAGCGAGCCGGTCGTGAAATGCGTTCAGGCTATGACCTGCGTACAGCTCGTCGGTCAATGAACTTGATGACTATTGAGTGGCAGTCTAAGGGCATTAACATGTGGACAATGGAGCAGGGGATTATCAACCTGACTCCGGGCTTGGCTACATACGCCCTGCCAACAGATACGATTGATTTGCTGGAGCATGTGATTCGTACCGGATCAAACACTTCTTCTACACAGGCAGACCTGACAATCTCGCGTATTAGTGTTTCTACTTACGCCACTATTCCAAATAAACTTAGCCAAGCTCGCCCAATTCAAGTTTGGATTCAACGCTTGTCTGGAGAAACCAACCCAACAAATTCAGTTCTTGTTGGCGCAATAAGCTCCACAGATACAACAATCACGCTAAACACGGTGGTTGGACTAGCTAACGCTGGCTTTATCCGAATTGGCACTGAAGATATTTACTACACATACGTCACAGGGAATACCCTAGGTGGTGTATTCCGCGGTCAAAACAATACAACCGCAGCAGCTCATAGCGATGGCGATGCTATCTTTGTTCCCCAGCTTCCTGCTGTAACTTTGTGGCCTACCCCTGATAACTCAACGCCCTATCAGTTCGTATACTGGAGACTGCGCAGAGTGCAGGATGCCGGTGCTGGTGTTGAGACAGCAGACATGAACTTCCGTTTCTTGCCTTGTTTAGTGGCTGGCTTGGCTTATCACATTGCCGTTAAAGTGCCGGAGTTGATGCCCCGCATTCAGATGCTTAAGCAGATGTACGACGAAACATTTGAGATCGCGGCTGGTGAAGATCGCGAGAAAGCTCCAGTCAGGTTTGTGCCAAGACAACAGTACATCGGTGGTAGCTACTAATGGGCAATAGGTTTGCATCCGGCAAGATAGCGATTGCTGAATGTGATCGCTGCGGCCAGCAGTACAGATTAAAGCAGCTTAAGACTGAGATCATTAAGCAGCGCAAGTACGAGCTGTTGGTTTGCCCTACATGCTGGGATCCAGATCAGCCGCAGTTAATGTTGGGAACGTTCCCAGTGGATGACCCGCAGGCTCTGCGTAACCCTCGCAAAGACACAACGTATGTGACTTCGGGTGTAAACGCAAACGGTAATTTGTCTGGCGGTTCACGAGACATTCAGTGGGGCTGGTATCCCGTTGGGGGGGCTAGTTTAAATGATGCAGGATTGACACCAAACTACTTGGTGGCAACAACATTTGTTGGTACAGTATCAATATCTTAAGGAGTTAATTATGGCATTCACACGATCAGCAGACGGCATTGCTAAAAAAGGTAAGACCGTTGGCAAAAACTACGGCGATAGCGGCCCCGTTGCTAAAATGATGCACGGCGGCAAAAAAACTAAAGGCGTGACTGGTAAAGCCATGCGTGCAGTTGGTCGCAACATGGCCCGCGCAAACAACCAAAAGTGAGGCTGATATGGCTACATTTAGTAAAAAATTAATGGGTAAAGAAGTTGGTGATGCTAAGGTCTATGCCAAGCCACACACAATGTCGGGCAAGGAAGTGAAAGCTTCTACCAACCCCGGTAAAGAGCCAAACCGTAGCAAGCTAGATACATACGACATGAGCGTTGGTGCTGTTAGCAAGTCTGCTGGTGAAAAACCAACTAAGACTAGCGGCATTAAAGTTCGCGGTACTGGCGCAGCTACTAAAGGTTTGATGGCACGCGGCCCCATGGCTTGAGGAACACATGAACTACACCGAGCTTGTCACGCAGGTAAACGATTACTGCGAGAACTCTTTCCCAACTGACAATATGAATACGTTCATACGTCAGGCGGAGCAGCGCATCTATAACACCGCGCAGCCAGCAAACTTGCGGAAGAACGTGACAGGCACAATTACCTCGACCAACAAGTACTTGTCTGCCCCAGAGGATTTTCTCTCTGTATATAGCCTTGCCGTATACCCACAGAACACTACAACTGCTACCGGCACTGCCGGATCTAAGTCAATTGTGGTGGCATCTACTACAGGTATTGCAGTGGGTCAGCAAGTTACCGGTTCAGGTATTGGCACTAACGCTCAGGTAAGAAGTATCAGTGGAACCACGATCTACTTGACTGAGAACAACGCTACAACGATTGCAAACTCAGTGACCTTTCAAGGTGACTACCTGTACTTGTTGAACAAGGATGTGAACTTCATCCGCTCTGCGTATCCACTGTCTGCTTATGTGGCTGAGCCTAAGCACTACGCACTGTTTGGCCCAACGGTCACCGGCGGTGTAGTTACAAACGAGCTGTCGTTCATTGTTGGCCCAACGCCCAATGCAACTTACGTTGCAGAGCTGCATTATTACTACTATCCAGAGTCCATCGTCACTGCTGGCACTACTTGGCTGGGTGATAACTTTGATTCTGTACTTTTGTACGGCACAATCTGCGAAGCTCTTGTTTATATGAAGGGTGAGGCAGATATGATTGGCTTGGCTCAAGAGCGTTACACACAAGCAATTGCGCTGTATAAAAACCTTGGTGATGGCAAGCAACGTGGCGATGCGTATCGTGACGGGCAAGTACGAGTTCAAGTCGCATGAGTTCAATTGTCCAAACCCAAACCACAAGCTTCAAAACGGAGTTGTACCAAGCTGTTCACAACATGCTTACGGACACGCTCAAGATTGCGCTGTACACGGCAAACGCAGATTTAAACGCTGCCACAACCGTGTACTCCACAACCAATGAAGTGACTGGGGGTGGTTATGTAGCGGGCGGTGTCACTCTAACTGGGGTGACGCTTAACTCTGACGGCTATACGGCTTACATTAACTTCAACAACGTTGTGTTTAACGCCGCAGTGACTTCTCGCTGTGCTTTGATCTACAACGTGACTCGGGGTAATAAATCTATTGCCGTGCTGGACTTTGGTTCAGACAAAACATCTACCAACTTTACAATCACAATGCCTGTCAACACTGCGACGGCAGCTTTAATCAGGAGTTCAAATTGATCGTTACTACCACTAAAGGCGAAATGGATGATTCTCTTCTTGAGAAAAAAGAAGGGGTCGTGGATAATGACAACGAGAATACCACTTGGGTGGAGTATTGGCTTGAGGGTGAATTGGTTCACCGATCAGTTCATGTGACTCTAAAGAAACCATTAACTTACATGGCTGCTGAAGCGGCCTCAATTGCATAAGGAGCTATCATGGCCAACACTCAAAGCATGTGCACATCGTTCATGGGCGAACTCATGACGGCTACCCACAATTTCGGTACAGCACCAATCCGTGCGGCTACCACTGCCGACACATTCAAGGCGGCGTTGTATCTGACTTCAGCCACTGTTAATGCAGCTACCACAGCGTACTCTTCTACCGGTGAAGTTTCCGGTACAGGCTATACCGCTGGCGGCGTGACGGTGACCAACGCTACGGCTCCAATTGCCACAAACAGCTCAGCTACTGCTGGCGTGGCTTACTGGACACCTTCAGCGTCTATTACTTACACGACTGTGACTTTGAGCACAGCATTTGATGCCGTGTTGATCTATAACAGCAGCCAGTCTGACAAGGCGGTGTCTGTTCACACATTTGGTTCACAGACCATTACGGCTGGTACGTTCACACTGACCATGCCTTCCAACACCACAACAACCGCTTTGCTGCGCTTGTCCACAACCTAAAAGGTAAGCCATGTCTCTCGGCTGGGGTGACGGCGCGTGGGGGAGTAATGGCTGGGGCGGTACTCTCGATGCAACAGGAGTTGCCGCCGAAGGTGCGGTCGGTTCCGTCACATCTGACCGCGTTGTTGCTCTTTCCGGTGTCGCAGCTTCTGGTCTAGCTGGAGATATTGCCGAAGTCATCATCATCCCCGAGCAGGGTGATGAGGCGGTAGGTGAAGTTGGCTCCGTTGGTTTAACTGTAGAGGTAGCCCTGACGGGCGTAGCTGCTTCTGGCGCGGTCGGATCAGTTGTTCAGAGTCAGACGGTAGCTCTATCAGGGGATGAGGCTACAGGTGCAGTTGGCTCTGTTGTCAATTCATCCACTGTTGCACTAAGTGGTGTAGCGGCTTCTGGTAATGTTGGATCAGTTACACACGTTAAGACCGTCCCAATAACTGGGGTGACTGGTGCGGGGGCCGTAGGCACTGTTGTCCAGTCTGCGTCTGTTGAATTAGTTGGAGTAGCAGCTCTCGGTGCAGTCAATGCTGTTATCGTTCCTCTGCTGCCAAACAGTGCGACCGGTGCAGTAGGATCGGTATCAGGCGACAGACAGATTGCTTTGACTGGGGTGGCATCTAGCGCAGCGGTCGGTTCTATGGCGCTTGGCCCACGAGTATTCTCTTTAACCGGAAACCTTGCCAGTGGTTTCACGGGTGATGTAATCGCAGTTTATTGGAAACTAATTGATGACAGTGAAACTGCAAACTGGCAAAATATCACCAACTCACAGACACCCACTTGGACTATAGTTGACACTACGGAAACTGCCGATTGGGAAGAAATCGTAACTTGAGGTTTAAACATGACAACAGCATATACATCACTCTTAGGTCTGGCCCTTCCAGTCACGGGGGAACTGAGTGGCACTTGGGGTGACACGGTTAACAACAGCATTACGTCACTTGTTGACACCGCAGTAGCAGGAACGACCAACGTTAGTGCTGATTCAAACGTCACACTGACCACAACCACTGGTGCTTCTAACCAAGCGCGGCAAGCAATTCTGTTGTTCTCAGGTGCGCGTACAGCTATTCGCACAGTGACTGCTCCGGCCCAGTCAAAGATTTATACGGTTATCAATGCGACTACAGGCGGCTTTGCTGTTCAGTTGGTTGGTGCTGGGCCAACTACAGGTGTAACGATTGCCAACGGCGCAAAAACAGTTGTTGCTTGGAATGGGTCAGATTTTGTTGAAGTTTCCAGCCCCAGTAGCATTATTCTTCCCGGCGGCACTGCTAACGGCGTTCTGTATTTAAACGGCTCTAAGGTTGTTACAAGCGGTTCTGCGTTGTCTTTTGACGGCACTAAATTGGAAGTAAATGTTCCGGGGACGACAGGCACTACATCTGCTTTTAGGCTTTCTCGTGGAGTTGGCTATGGCACTACCGATTTTAAACAGTATTACACCAGCAGTACTAATTATGGGTTAACCATTGGGAACACGCTCAACGACTACCTGACGCTAAACCTTGCCAATGGCAATCTTGGACTAGGAGTTACCCCCGATCCTTGGTATACATTAGGTACAGCATTTGAAAGTTATGGCTATGCATTTGAGGGACGATCTGGAACACCTGACTACAGTGCTTATTGGACAAACGCTTATTTAAACGCTACTGGTTCTGCGTTTGTTTATAGAGGGAATGGATTCGCATCTGCTTATTTGCAAGGACAAGGCTCGCATAGATGGCGCACAGCGCCTTCAGGAACTGCGGGTAATGGTATTACTTTTACAGAAGTAATGACTCTGGATGCTAGTGGGAATTTGGGTATTGGTACTACAAGTCCTAGTTATCGTCTTGATGTTAGCGGATTTAATGCAACAGCACGAATTAACTCATCAGTTGCTGGTGGAAACTCTGAACTTCGTTTCTTAAATGGAACTGGTAACAACGCTGC